AGAATGGTTCCTCCGGCACTGACATCCTGGAAGAGAGAGAGGTATCCGCTATTCACGGACGTGACAGTAAGTACGCTAGAGGAGATAGAGCCTGTGAAAGAAGCCCCATTCGTCGGGGTCGCCAATGCACAGATAAAGCATCCTCCGCTGGTCGGCGTGTAGGTGAAACTCAGGCCATTCCAGTAATAACCGTTCATACCTAGAACGGTCGGTGGCAACATCCACCCACCCCAAGGAAGATAGTAGGAAGCTGTGTCTTCGTTGGTTAGGTTCTCCATTTGAAACGACCCACCAATCGCCGTACCAGTCGCCAAGGCGGTTATGGCAGAAGACCCGGCACTCAGTGGGGTATTTTGGGTCACTGCTGTGAAAAGCCCGACAACTCCGACGACGGGGTAGTGAGGATTCTCCACCACGTCTCCGGCGGTCCAGGGTACGGCGTTCGGTTCACACTGTGGGTTATAACCGGTTGACTGATTTTGAACGATTTCACAACCGGGGTAGAGGTGGAACGAAGACCACGACTGTTGCGCCATGGAGTTATTCATGCCAGACGTGAATACGATCGGACCTTGCTGGTCTTCTTTGAGGTTCACCCAGTAGATGAGGTCGGTGCCTGTGAGGGAGCCAACAGCCATCCACGAGGTCCGCATGTTGTAAGCGGCAAGGTCTGCGTCGAAGCTGATGTACTGACCTTGTAGACCACCCTGGAAGAGATAGGGAGATGAACCGTTGTTGAAGTTGCGGGTCGATAACGTGACTGACTGTGTTCCAGAGGAACCCATTGTCTCGGACGCCACGGTCTGCGAATTGCTTACTGTCCAAGATGTTCCCGACCCAGCAGTGATGGTGGTCTGTGCCGTAACACCAGGTCCGGAGACGTATTGTCCAACAGCAATTGTGCCACTCGTGACCGAATTGACCGTTAAGTTCGTACCCGAGATAGAGGCGGAGAATATCGCAGTAGTCGGGGCCGCACCCACCGCCAGCACAGGAACTTGCTCGGGATCTTGAGGTCCGGGAATAGTGACAAGGGAAGGGACTCCAGACGTTGCATACATCGTGCCTGATGCGACAGTCTGTGATGCACCGGATACCGTGTATGTGCCAGCCGCTCCAGAGCCGGTACCTAGCGCAGTGATTTTGCTGCCCACCGCTGTAGGGTTGGTGCTATAGATAACATCCCCCACTGCAAGCGTGCCACTTGCAACTGCCGTGACCGTCAACGTGTTGCCCGAGATCGAGCCGGTGTACGTTGCAACCGTGTTCGACGCGGTCAGAGGGTTGATAGTTCCACTGCCTGCGACGAAGTACGGGAGGTATGTGTACGTGGCAACAATGGCTTGGTTTGCGGGGCGGGTGGTGAGAGGAATCGTCCCAACCAACTGACCCCAAGCAGTCGTCAGGGGCAACGGACTCGCGCTTGAAACTGGAATTGCCTGGAGGCTTTGACTCGCGCCCGGTACAGTAGCAGCGTTCCCTGCGAATGTACCCGTGACAGTTCCCTTGGTTATGTCGAGCAGGAATGCTCCGTCCGTCGTCCACGGATTTCCCGACACAAAATTGAGCACGGGAACTTCATCGCCTGTGCCGGTGGTGCTTGAAACTGTTCCGTGGAAGTAGCCGGTCGTCTCACCCCCGTCGACAGCAATACCCTTGATGCCTTCGTCACTGCTCGTCGCGGTTCCGCCATCGGAAAAGGGGTAGTAGTAAACACCCATGGTGTCTCCTACGGCGTGCTTCTTCATCGCCATGCCGTACCCGTCAGTGATGCCTCTTGCAGCGAAGGTTGCCGTATCGCTAACGATGTCGGCGATGCGCCAAATACCGGCCTGACTCTTCCCAGGTCCGTAGGTGTTTACGTTACGTGTGTAAAGCCCTTGGTCCGTGTAAGCCGGGTACTGAGCAAAATTGGCGAGTATCTGGTTGCAGAAGTTAGCGGTGATGACGCAGGTTGCATCCGTACTATTCTCATACTGCTCTGACGTCGTGAGAAGGCCCGGGACCGTGAAGGCCCCGCTGACACCTGACGCGGTTACTGTGCCAGGCGCTCCGGTCGGTCCAGTTTGTCCTTGTGGGATCGTGAGGTTGAGCTGGGGCGCGTTGATGGTGCCTGTGATGCTCGCCGATGCAGCGCCGCCGGGTTGGCTGGTGGTGACTGCGCCGATCGAAAGCACGGGCGTAGGACCCGTCTGGATGAGAGCCTGTGCAGCGAAGTTGGGCTGGTACAGGTCGAAGTTGCATGTGGTGACACCGGCGTTTGTTGAGCACCACGTGGAGCCCGCAGCGGAGGTAGGCTGGACACAACCATACCCGTTCGACAGCAGGGTGTTCCCGCTCGTGTTATCCGTTACGGTGATCGCCACGCAGGCGTTCTGAGGTGAGGTCAGGTTGGTGTCAGGCAGGTTGATAGTGAACGCGCCATTGGTCACGGTTGTGCATACCGGCGGCTGGGTGGTCTGACCACCACCAGCGAGCTTCACCGACAGCGGGCCCGGATTCGTGGTGAGCTGGCCGCACAGGGTGGCGTTGCTTACACGTGTGCCCGTCGGGTCCGAGAGCTTCGAGCCCGAGACGGCGATGAGGCTGTTCTGAGCATAGATCGGCAGGCACATAGAAATGAGCCCGCCGATGAGCAGGAGAAGATTACGCATGGGGAGTCCTTTACTTCGATGTGGCGGGTCGGCGCTTGCTGCGCTCCTGAACTGAGCGTGTGGAAGCGCTTACGATTTGCGGAGCAGCCACGCGAAGGGCGCGGGTGATCTGAGCTGTTGTCTGCGCTGGATCAGTTGCACCCCGCGCGTCGATGGCGTAGTTGTGGGTGTCCCCACCGCCGCCACCGAAGCTGGTGAGCTGATGGTTCGGGATGACTGTGCCGGACGTTGAGGGCATGAACAGCTCGGGGCCTTTTTCACCTACGATCGCCATGGTGTTCGCGGACAGAGGACCACCGGACGCGAGCATGGGAAGGGCGGTCATGAAGACGCTACCGAGACTTCCGGTAAGTGACGAGCCACCATCTCCATCGCCACCAGCCGCAGCACCAGCGGCAGAACTTGCGCCGCCACCACCGCCAAACAGCTTGCTCAACCATGAGCCTGCCGAGGAGGCCGCGCTGCTGGCGTCCTGCACGAGGCGCACATACAGCGGCTTTGACTGCGAGCCATCCGGCTTGCCTCCGAAGCCCAGGGCGGATAGTGCAGAGCCTTCAGCCTTTTGAAGGCCGGTGGCTGCGACGTTGCGGAAGATGCCCGCGCCCGCACCCCTCCAATCAGTCTTCTGCCCGGACATCGCCCGTACGAGCTGTGTGTTCACCGTGGCCAGGGTGGTCTCGGTGATTTGCTTCATCTGCGCGGCTGCGTCTCGGGTCGAGTTGACGAAGTCGTTGAGAGCGTCGGTGAATCCTGCCGAGGCAGAAGAGGAGGCAGGGTTGGTCGCCTGCCGGGCCTCCATCACCTGAAGCTGACGTTGGCCATTGAGCCCGGCGATTTGGTTGTCCACACCAGCGAGCTGAGCCTTGCGTTGCAGGTCCGTGAGGGAGGAGTTATCCTCGTTCGACTTCCGAGCATCAGCCAGCGCTTGCATCTGTGCCGTGTACTGCTGCGTGTGCATCGTCGCGAGGACTTGAGCCGCATCGAGCTTGCTCATCTGGCCCGTTGCAACCTGCATTTTCAGCGCGGCTTCGGCGATTGCGTCGCCGGTCTGAGTCTGGGCGGTTGCGCCTTCACGAAGGTTTTTGATCCACTCAGCGGCGGCCTTGCCTTGCTGATCTACGTAGTCAGTGGTGTCCTTCGGGAGCCAGTCTCGCTTGTCACCTTCCGACTCGTACTCGGTCGTGAACTTCTCGATCGCGGCGTGATACTCGCGCTGAGCCTGGGCTGCGTCCTCGGTGATCTTTTTGTATATCTTCGATGAGTTGGCGATCCAGTTAGCGGAGCCGACTGTGAGCGTGTTGAGCTTATCCGACCACCACTTGGCGTCATCGGCGAGGGAGCGTTCACCCTCAGCCTTCCACGCGGAGTTCGAGTCCTCGAATTGACGGAGCTGTTCTTCGGCTGCCTGCTTCTGGGCCTCTTTGAGCTTCTGAGCCGCTTGCTTCTGTTGGTCGAGGAGAGCCTTGGCGTTTTCGTCTTTGACCTTTCGGTCGTTGAGAGCAACGTTTTGCGCCTGCTCTGACTGCTCGTCCTGTCGGTCGTACTCGACATCCCGAGCCCCATACAGGATGTTCAGGTTCGAGGACTGGTCGCCGTGGACGAGCGAGTACGCGCCGGTGGTTCCGTCCGCAATTTGGACGTTACCGGTGCGGGTCTTGATCTCGTTGTCGAGGTATTCTCGATAGCTTGCCTGTTTGGCGGAGAGCTGCTGGCGGAGGGAGTCAGCGCCCGCTGTGTCGCCCTTATGCACGGCGTCATTGATCTTATGACCGAGGTCCGCGATCTGCTGTAGGTAGGAGTTGACGGAGCCTGCGACATCGACGGTCGAGTCCTTGCCCATGAGCATCGATTCCAGCGAGCCGATCTTGTTCTGTTCTAGGAGTTCCTTGACCTTTTTCGCGTCCTCGGTCAGCGAGATACCCAACTTGTCGGCGTTGATCCGGGCGTCGTCGAGTGCGATGGCGAGATTGTTCTGGGGCTTATGTTCGAGTTTGGCGATCTCGTTCGCCAGAGCATCATTGGTGCGGCGCAGCTCATCGTTGGAGAGCTGGGCTGCATCGTGCATCGACCCAAACCCAGCCTTGAGGGCAGCGGGGGTGGCGTTCACCTTGGCGATGAACTTGGCGACTTCTTCACCGAGCTTGGCGACGGCGGTGACGGCGGCGATGGCTCCCACCACGGGGAAGGCCGCTTTCATTACGCCGGACAGGAGCTTGGATTGGGAGACCAAGCGCTCGATCGCGCGGATGTTGTTCCCGAGCGGGTTTTCGAGCAGCCGGATGGATGCGGAGGCAGCCTGCATCGAGCTGACGGTGCCGTGGCCCGCGCTCTTTGCCTTCCCGGCGAACGCGTCAAGCTGACGCTGTGCGTCGGCCATGGCAGCGGAGAAGTTGGCCTTGTTGACCGACAGAACAATGTTTACGGAACCGGCTGACTCAGGCATTACTTCCTCTTCGCTTCTCGCTCGACTTCGGTGGCGAGGGTGGTGCAAATGGCGTTGGCGACGGCCTGCTGAGAGGCCTCATACGCGGGCCGGATGAATGGGTGGGGATCTACTTGCCCGAGGACTTTGCCCGCGCCGCGAGTCTTACCGTTGGCAAGCACGCGTGAGCTTCCGCCACGCACGAGACGGTGGCCATACTCGACTAGTCGACACACCCACTTGGTGAGCTTGCCGGGGCCGACGATGGCGATGATGGTTCCCTGCTCGTCACGAGACATGCGGACAGTGATGTCGGCGCGGAGAGCACCAGCGGGGAGTATGCCGCCGGTCACATCCTTGACCGGAGCACGTTCTTCGATGGCCGCTTTTTCGACTGCAGCGCCAGCACGGAGAGCCTTGCGGATAGCACGCTCACCCGCCTCTTTGGTAAGACCGTCGAGCTGTGCCTGGATGGCGGATAGCCCTTGAACGTCGATGGAGATTCCGTCAGCCATTGCGTGTCACTAGTGCTCCGAACATCCGGTCAAGGCGATTTGCGATCTCCGCTCGACGGTCGTCAGTAAGCGCCTCCGAAGACTTTGAAGCGGGTGTTTTGCGCCATTGGGAGGGCATGTAGTCCTTCGGCTGGGCGGGCTCTTCACGCGAGCGGAAGCCCGTGTTCATCACCACCGCTGTGAGCTGGGCAAACATGTACTCTTCGTGTTCGGTGTGGCGCTTGTCGCGTTTCACGAGGGCATCGAACTCGCGGGGAGTGAGGGCGTAGAACTCTGCGTCTGATAAGCGGAGGTCATAGCGGGCGGTGGCCCACAGCGACAACCACTGATCCTCCGCGCTTAGCTCTCCGCCGGAATGACCAAAGGGAGCGGTGCCTGCTCTTCTTTTGGTGTCGGGTCGGCGATCGAGGCGATGTAGGCCTCAACGACCGCGTTCAAGATCGGGCCGTACGTCTGCATCGTCACGAGCGACTCAAGCTGGGCGTAGTCGGTCTTCGGATGATGCGTGATCGCGGCTGCGTAGAGCAGCGGGGCTACCTGGTCCGGGGTGAGGTTGGACAAGTCGAGCGCGTGCAGAAGGTTCGCTTCAATGCCGAGCTTGCGGAGCTTCGTCTGTGCGTGAGCAAGAGCACCAAACGTGAACACGAGTTGGTATTCCTGGCCGCCGAGACTCAGCTCCACCGGCTTGATCGTGGGGTGTGTATGGGACATGGAGAGGTTTCCTTTATGTTGAGGGTTCGCTGCCAGCGGAGATTTTGATCACCGCCCTTCCGTCCTGGGTAGGACTGGGGTGAAACTAGGGGCGAGAAGGACTCGCCCCCCATGTATTAGCTGCCTGCGGTGACCGTGATGGGCCCGTCGATGTCGAGCGTGATCGTGAACTCCGAAACCTTCGTGGTGGAGAGGTCGAACGCGGCGCACTCGGTGATGATCGCGGAGAACGCGTACACGTTGCCGCTCGTCGCCTGGCCAACCTTTGGGTTGATCGGCAACTGGAGCTTGAAGTCATAAGCTTGCCGCGAGTTCTGTGCTGCGATGGCGGCCAACTGCCCGGCGTCCGTCTCAACCATGATCACGGTCGCGGAGAACATGCCGTAGTCGAGGATGCCTGGGATCTTGCGGGCGACACCACCTGAATCGAAGTTGGTTACAGACACGCTTGCAAGCTTGCGGTCGGAGAACTTGCCATCGCTGAGTTCTCCGATGGGTGTAAAGGTTTCAGTGCCGGAGGTGCCGGTCACGCCGCCGATTGAAAGGATGCTGCCGGTGCCCCGGACTGCTCCGAGTGAAGTTCCGGTTGGGAGGGTAGGTGCGGACATAGGGGTGTGTTCTCCTGGGGAGGTTGGTGGTGCGGGAAGGTTGGGGAGGGCTTAGATCGAGGCCATGACGTAGAACTCGGCACATGCTCTGTACTGGAGGAGTACGTCATCGAAAAAGTCGTGCGGCATGAGGTATCGAATGGAGATCGTGCCGTCGTTGTAAGTGCCGAGGGCTTCGACGACGGCGGCGCGGAGCGTCACAGCATCGGAGTAGGTTTCGCCCCAACAATTGCATTCCACGCGTAACTTTGCAATTCCTCGCGTGTCAAAAGACCCTTGGGCCGAGCCGCCGATGAAGCTGTAGTCGATCGCGGGAAGCTGGGAGTCGGTTGGCACCAGCAGCGGATAGATGCGGAGCGCTGCAGGCGCTGGGCCGTTGGCCGGGGTCGTGACGAGGGCGGCGACGGCTGGGGCG